AGGTTCGACTACCTCTGCTGAAACTTCCGGCTGTTCTTCCTGCCCTTCTTCGGTTTTCATCTCTTCAGAAACTGTCTCTTCAACAACCTCTTCCTTTGGCAGTGCATCCTGCACCACATCCAAAAGAGATTCCTCAGTTTCAGTTTCCGCAACATCTGACGAAGATGTTTCTTCTCCCTCTGTCGTGGAAGACTCGTCTACTTCTGTTTCTTCTGAACTGGGGGACGAGTCCGGTTCCGTTAGCTCTTCTTCAGCCATACCGTCCTTTAGTTTTAGGTTAATATTAATTATCCTGCAGGCAGACCTTTCCTTCCACCTTTAGGACTTGGTTGGGGAGCATTACTCCTCCCCCTACCGCCTTGTGCTTCAGGGGCTTGTCCACCCCTCTGCACGTTTCCTGTTGCACCAAGAAGTTGGTTCTGAGCAACAATTGAAGGGAAGTTCCCTGTAATTGCCTCAGAAAATTCCATCTTGTCATCAAGTCTTTTGAGCAGTTCTTTTGCAAGAAATTTTGGATCAATCCCCGGTATTTGTATCAAGAAGGGGATTATGCGCTCAATATTTTGCAGTTCGGCTGCTTTATTGGGTTTACCAGTGCTGCCTGCTTCAATTTCAAGATATATCTCATTCAACACATCTTCCCTCCTAAACTCAGGCCATCTTGCACCTGGCCCCACAATCTTTTTTACTTCTTCCGGTGACATTTCAAGCAGTAAAACCTGTCCTGCGGCCCTTGTGATTTCACTCATAAATGAGTCCAAATCATCCACATTTGATGCAAGTGCAGATTGTCTGCTTGCTTCTGCAGTTGACACCTCTGTTGCAGTGCCTTTTGATATTTGCCCCCAGGTTGCTTCCTGCTGTCCTGCAACTAACTGCACATCATCAAATATGGTCTTTACTTCATACAAATTCGGATCAATGCCAATTTGTTTTATTGGCTGAAGAACGTCATCAACCTTCGTCCCTGCTGCCAGCATTTGCAGTTCCAAAACTGCATTTGCAGGAGGATTCCTCAGAAGTGCCTTATCCTCATCCTGCAACATTCCTGCGGGGACTGCATACTTTGGCCTGTTTGCCCTGCGGTGTTCTCTCAATCCTTGTCTGGCCCTGTTATATTCATGCTGCATTGGAGCTAACAGCCTTATATCGGAGGGTGGAAACAAGTGGTCTTTATGTTCACACTCATTGAATGCCAATGAGAAGATTGGCCAGAATGTTTCCAGTTTTATCGGAGGTGCAGAAGGTTCAATCAAAAAATCCTTATGTCCATCGCATACCACATACATTAAACCTGAAGGTTTATCATAAATTTCCCAGACCATAGCAAGTCCCTGCCTCATGTCTTCTGCAGTCATTCCATCAAATCTCTCATAAATATGATTAAGGGGCTTATTATTTGTCCTACGTCCCTTCATGTCATACTGCATGTAATCATTCTTAATATCCACATCATATATTTCCTGCACCTCTTCTGTTGACATGAACATTTCATGTGCCAACCATGTTGCACCCACAAACCCCCGAAGTTGCCGACACATTGGATCAACTATAATTGCATCACATTCAGGAAAGTCAAAAAGCAATCCTTCCTGTATTGTCACCAGAGGCTCTTCCTGCAGACTTTTAAGCGAGAGCATAAGTTCTTCCATTTCTGCATCATCATCATTAATATCTCCCTTTTCTGCCTCCATAGAAATTCTGCGTAAATGATCAACCTGAGTTTGGACATCAGACATTTTAACAGAAATCTCCGGCAACCTGTCCATTTCTCTTTGGTATCCAACTTTGACATAACCCACTGAAGTAGTAATAACTCGCCTGACTAACCCTTTCATCTGGGACTTGAAGGTAGGTCTTTGCTCATTCATATAATAATTAAAAAGCAGTTCCAGTGATTCTGAGACCTTATCCATCATCTGCCTTTGCTCCCTGACTTCTTCAAACTCCTGCACAAGCCGGACTGAAAACGGAGAAGGCTGGAATCTTTGCTTCTGTGCCGCATCCAGCTCACTACGAGCCATTGCCAGTGTTTTTTCATCTCCATCCCATATATTATAATCCAGCTTACGTCTTCTCTGGGCCACAGGTTTGGGATTTTTGGCATAGAGGGCCGCAGTCCTTTGGTGAACATGTCTCTGGAGGATGTTCGCAACGTATTTATCATCATCCCAGCTTTTATCTGCATATCCCTTGTATGCAGCATCCATATCAGACTTCATTTGTTCAAAAGCCTTCTTATGAAACGATTTTGCAGACTGCACCCTTGACTGTAATTCACTAACAAGGTTCTGTCTTCTCTGGGTAGGTTCTGGGGTGTTCTCTTCTTCTTCAGAAACATCCAGATCATCCATTTCTAAATCTAATTCTGCCATTTAAAAACCGCCTGTTTGTGTAAAACTCAATTGTTCCTCTCTTAATTTAGAATCCCATTTAACCCATGCCAATGTTCCGACTTTTGGAGATGTCTTCCGTATTCTTTTACCACCTGGTGCATTGAGTTCGCCTAACCCCATTCCAACCCAGGAAAGTGCATCCACAAAATCATCGTGTCTTGCATTTGGGAATTTGAGCAGTTCATCAACTGCCTTTATTCCCCATGATGACACTTTTGGAAAATAAACTTTCTGCATTGCCATCCGGCCTATAAGCGACTGCGCCCTTTGGACTTTATTTGCAACTGGAGTAACTTCATCTATCCTGCAGTGGGTTTGGGTCTCAAACATCCGCTTTCTCAGAAACGGCCCGATGGCTTTTGTAATATGCCCTCTTTCGGCCCACCAGATAAGAGGTTTATGTTTCTGTATCAGTTCCAGCATTGCCGTTACCACTACATCTGAGGGTTGTTTTGCCCACCAAACATCAATGACATAAATATCATCTCTCTCATCAACTCCTACAATAATCATGCATGTTGCATCATGCCGTGTTTTATCAATTCCAACTGCATGATCTGATGCAGCATATATTCTCAAGTCCTTTGGTAAGTTCCTTTTTTCATAGAAAAGAATATTATCTCTCTGGAACAAATCACCATCCTCCGGTGAGGGCTGTTGCTGGTAAAGTGCCGAAAACCCCCTTGGATCAAGATTCCTCTGGTCATCCAGGAACTTCCTGTTGAACCTCTCAGGCCACAAAACTTCGCCTTCGTCCCGCTTCAGCGGGTCATCCTCCCCGGCTATTGCCGGGAGGTTGATGATTTTCCATTTTGCACACTCTGCCTCAGTGTAGTGAGGATTCAATGGATCAGTCAGCCTGCCTACTAAATCATCCTCATGCCACCTTGTTGTAACAATCACAACAGAACTTTTTTCTGTCATCAGCCTGGTCATAAAAACCTGTGTGAACCATGACCAGAGTGTTTCACGGAGCGTTGGTGAAAGTGCCTCAACACTGTCCTTTATTGGATCATCAACAATCAGTGTGTCACCGCCACGGCCTGTGATAGACCCGCCTCGACCCACAAAAACTGCCAACCCACCTTTTTCTGTCTGCACCCTTGACTTTGAGGCTCCACCTTGCCTGAATGCAAAATCAGGGAAGACCTGCTGGAACTGTGTAGTTGACATAATTGCCCTGCAATCTGCCCCAAAATCCTGTGCAAAATCCTCATTATATGTTGCAAATATTACATTCTTATATGAATCCTTCCCCATGAGCCAGGGGATGAATCTTCTTGAAATCATCTCCGATTTCCCATGCCTGGGAGGAAGTGTTACAATCAGCCTCCTGATCTTCCCTTTTGCAACCTGTTCCAATACTTTTGCAATTGCCCTGTGATGCTTTGCATCCTGAAATATTGATTTATCAATATTATTGTGGTCATTAGGTTTCGGCATTGTGAACTTAATGAACTTTAAGAAATCAGTTTTGCATTCCAGGGCCAGTTTCTGTCTTCTTGCTGCTGCAATCTGGCGGTCAATTTCATCAAGTTTATTTAACTCTTCTGCCATTCTGTCTTATCTATAAAACATGGTGTACCTTCTCCCATAAAAGCACCCAGCATATTAAATTCATAGTATTCCTGGGCTTCCTCATAATCCATTCCATCAGCCATTAACCTTTCCAAGACCTTTCCCCTGTCATAACAAAGGAGCCTGGTACTCCCAAAACCCTCTACGATCCCAACGATGCAATCATCGTAACCATCCATCTTTTGTGTTTCAGAATCAAGAAGACCAGCATCTACAAGGTTATTGAACTTAAATGGGTTCGGTAATTTTGAAAAATCTGTCTCTTCATCAATCACCATAACCCTGTCTTTCCCATGAATAGTCTTTAAATCTTCAACAAGCTCCATCAGTCTCTCTGGTTTTCATGTAGTTATAATACCTATATTAATATTGCACATCCTAGCCAACTTTTGTCCTAACTCTTTGCTCTCATTATCAGAAAGACTGTCAACTTCTCTGTTAGGATAAGTTTTACGTATCTCATCAACATAACAGTCACACATCTGTATCACCAATGGAGGTGGCGTGTATGGAGTGTTTCTTTGAAATTGTGCCAGGCAAAATCCCCATATCTGCCGCAACTTCAGCACTGGATAATCTCCAGCAAACGGCACTGTGATCGGAGGTGTCTGCTTTGTTTGACACCCTGAAATCAGGCACAAAGACACAAACAAAACCAGAATCAAGAATAAGTTCAATTTCATTATCCATACGTCCAAACGGTAGGTCTTGGCCCCTCCGCAGGAGTGAGACTGTCAATGTGACAAAATCTCGTATTGTGCGGGCCTCTCTGTGAAAGCCCAATCCCAGATATACCATGCCGCTGAGCAACAGCAAAGAGTCTCATTGCATCTGCGCCGGAAATCAAAATATCTGCTGCTTTTGCATGTGTATGTGGCCCTGTCTTACCTGTTGTTGAAACCCTGCTATTGTGCTTCTCACACCTGTATCCGCTTGTAATCTTCAAGGGCCGTTTCATCTCATCCCTGATTGATTGAAGCATTTTCATAAAATTATCATCCATGTCTGACTTTTTGCAGCATGAACATGCCATCTCGTCAGTTGTGAAATTCTTTGTAATATACATAGCTATCCCTCCTATTATAAATTTCCCAAATTTCCTGCGAGTAAACACGAAGAAAAAGGATCGGATTTAATTCGATCTATTTGCTTCATAGGCTGCCAGAATTTTATCATCTAGTTTATTTTTTGTGCTGGCAACTAATGTACGAAGCAGGATAAACACCACTTCTTGCAAAACTTTTTCACTTAAAAAACTCATGCACAACCCTTTAAC